TTCAGCAATGATAATGATTTTGTTGATTGGTTAGATGAGAGTGGTTTTGGTAATCTACCGCAGATGGCTCGTTTTCTTACCAATGTTGGTAAGACTTTGGGTGAATCTAAAGTCCCTGACGGTACTCCTTCTGGCGATGCAGGATTGGTCTGCAAGAAAGGAGCATTGACTTCAAGCCATCTTTGCATTGCTGTGATATCACCACCACGTTGCGCTCTTGCCAGTGGGCCTTCGTATTCAATATCAATCTCTTGTGCTGATAATATCTCAGGTGCCTGTGGCAACATGCCATTTCGTTGAAGAATACCGAAAGTCCTATCGATCAGTGGATTCAATAGCTCCGTTACGAGTCTTCCAAATGTTGGACCTAACAACCGTTGCATCAGATCAAATCTGACTTGAGTTTCGAATGCGGTCATCTGAGGTCCACCCTGCGGTAATTGCAGTTGGTCGGCAAAGTATGTTCGCCTGATTGATTCCCTGAATTTCTCTTCCTCGATGGCATTTACATCGAATCGTATTTGCTCCTGGAAAGTCAAGAGCGAGTCCATAGACCGGACAATCGTGACACCAGAAGCCGTTTTAAAGATCTTGCCAATTACGCCATCTTCGAGCATCTTCATTGGGGGGTCGATGGCTTTGGCTAGACCCCTCAACTTCAATTGGACCTGCCTATTTATTGTTTTAACATCCGGTAAGGCGATCCATCCTGGGCCACGGCCATAAATTTCACCTGAAGCCTTTGCCCACCTGGGAACCATATAGGGGAATTCATCGAATCCACCCTCTTCCAATTGGTTTTGCTTCTCCCATTCAAAAAATACGGATGCACTTTTTTTATCTAAAGGAGCAGGGTTTGTTCTCTGCTCAAAAACACTTCTAGGAAAAGTAGCATGTGCAATTGTAATTTCTTCGTCTGGTTTATTCTCTGCTTTCTTTTTACTTTGCTCAGATAAATTATCAATACCAAATCTCTCTGCCAGATTTCCTGCGGTCATTTGAAACTTACGAAACACAGTATTAACCATACCTGTCATATCTTCGCCAGCTACATACTCTTGGATTTCAATCGATCTGAAGTTCAAACCATTGAAAGCAAATTCTCCCAACATTTCCTCTTCGAATAAACACCCTGTAGCGACACTACCCAAATCCAGGTAAGTCTCGAATATCTCCGAGTTAAAGTTAGAAAGTCTGAGAGCCAGAAAGATGAGATTTTCCACAAAGGAGAGCCATAGTTTAACATCCTCATCTTGATTCAATGCCTCTTCTCTCATTCGAAGCGTGAACCATTTTATAAGAGGTGAGGTCAATGATCCATGCATTGACGCTGCAAGTGTATTATTTGAATTAATAACTGTAGAATCAAATACCTTCTCTGTGCGCCTAGATCCTTCTACCCTCATCTTTTGGATATCCGACTTTCTAGGTAAAACAAAGTCCATGATATCCTGATGAACATTTTCGAAGACCTTTTTTCGGTCTTCTAACATCTGCCATCTACCTTTTATTTTTTTAATATCTGCCATTAAAACCTCGTTGCGGAGTTCAGCAAAGTTTTAGGACTCCCTGTGGCCCCAATTTGTTTACGTGCTGCCTCTCCTTCACCCCCTGTTGCGGGTATTTTAGGATCACGAAGTAAAGAAACTTTAGCTATAGAACCAAAAGCCTTGGCTGCTCTCTTGCGTCTTTCCTCATCACCACCAACCTGTGTCTGAGGTCGCGTTACTGAAGGAGGTAAACCAGCCATTACTTGTCCAACGGAATAAAATAGGATGTTAAAAAAGTAAACAGGTAAAACCAAGCTAGAAACCATATACCACAAAAGATGGCAATACCTACCAATTTATCAATTCTTGGTATGTTAAACTGTTTTAGCACCCTTAGTTCCCCCACCCAATAGAGATTTAAGCTCTTGACGACCAGCCAGAAGTGTGCTTCTTGAGCCTCGACTTCTTGCGATCCTCCGGCGTTCTGCTCTTTGTGTTGCTATAACATCCTCATCCGTTCCTCTTGGATCGGGAGGAAGTGGCAACGATGGCGGTTTTGGTGCGCCTCCAAATAAGCCTCCCATAATATCCTCCTTAAAAAAGTTCTCCACCTGTTTCAACCACGATTTCTTTAGGACTACCGCTGTAACCTCTGCCTCTCCAATTCATTGCTAGTGTTCTAAAGGCATCAGCAGCATTACTTGACCAGTCGTGGACTGGCGTATTATTAAATTGCTGTCTATTATCATTCCATTGTTTATGATAACTACCCAAGGCGTTTATTCCTTGGGAGCATTTTTCTTCATCGAACCAACAGAGCGGTAATAGCTTTCTTGACGCTTCGATTCCATCCGCAGGACTTCTTTTAGCGGAGATTTGGAAGTGTAACCCCAACTTGGCAGCAACTTCTTGACGAGATATCCCTGTACCAAAATCCCTAACCTTGATATCATGGGGAGCCATGTGGATGCCGTAAGAATAGGGCTTCGAAGATAATATCGATGCATAATGTGGTAGACCCTCACCAGAGTTTTCATAATAGTCAATAACCCTACATTCACTTCTATATGTTTGTGTAAACCAGATCGATGTTGCATCAGAAACACCGATGTCCCACCACGTATCAACTCGTAATTCGGGTTCCCAAGGAACTTTGCCAATATGCTGTGTTCTTTGTAGATCCTGTAATAGTTTCCCGTAATAACTTCCGACCAAATAGCCTTCAAAGGAACAAAAATATTCCTGTTGAATTAACTCTTCCTCCATCCCTTCACGCCTATCTTCCTCGATATCTGCCTCGGTAACGACTTGAGAACCATCTTCATAGAGGGAATCTCTCCTTGTATCAGATACAGTAAGATATGAAGTCCACCACGCAGGGTTATTTTTAGCCAAGTTATATAACTTGTAAGCGTGGTTTTTTCCCCTTGGTGTAAAGTTGAATGCCAGCCAGCCCCCGTTTTCTCTAACGATTGGTCTGATAAGTTCATACGCAATCGGAGCCATAAGACTAAATTCGCTAAACACACAACCAACAGGATTAGGGCCAACAATAGCATCTTTGATTTTATCCGTTCCGATTAATTGGAAGATGGAACCATTGGTCAGTTTGACCATTAGATCCTGTTCGTTTCTTTTTGCTACCAATTCTTCAGGGAATCTTTCCATATAACCAATTCCCTTAGAATCAATACCATCCCAAATAATCTTTTTAGCGTGAGCGTAAGTCGGGGCTAGATACCAGTACACCCCCACCCTTCTCCACATCTCCCGTATCATCAAATTCAGGAAGGTCAGATCCTTCCCTGCTCTCCGATGCCACACCGCTACCATTCTTTTGTATCCCTGTTCCGGTGCCTCCAAGAGTGACCTTTGGTAACTCCTTGGTTGGTAGTTGTGGGGTATCGTTATTGTCTTCTCTTCCGACATCAATAACCTTCAATTCTGGTTGTTTGTTGGGATCGGAATATTGTACGATCTGAATCTTGATCCCGCCTTGTGCCTCTTCCTCTACCATAGGAGTTCTACCAAAACCCCTTTCGGTTAGCCACTCAGCAGCTTGTAATCTGAGTTTGAGAGAAGGAGGGCCAGTGTTTCCAGCATTACCTTGTATATTACCCTTGAAAACATCGTAATAGAATTCGACTAGTTCTTTTCCGACTTTGGTTTTCTTGAGAATAGCGGTAGCAAGTCTTTCGCCTTTTCGAGGTTTGTTAGTGGCTAATTTGTTACCCTTTTCAAAGCGAAATTGATTTCCTTTCTGGAATGGCATGGCTTACTTTTTTGGAACTTTTGTAGTTTTTCTAACTTTCGGAGCCTTGTGTACTGCCATAAAATCTCCTTATTTTATTTTGGGTTCAAGAGAAAGATCTAAAAGATCCTTCAAATCTTGAGTTATTTCAGCAACACTATTGGTAGATGATTCGGTTTTATATCCGACATCAGCATGGTCACTATCTATGATATAAACATTTTTAATAATCTTGATAGGAGGAGAACCCGCTGTAATGCTACATCCGGCCAAAATAACGGCCAAACACCAACTAAGAATTATCATCTTCTTCATCGTATTCTCCCATAATTCCGTTAAAGATATATATGATAACATCCCGTAAAAGAAGAGCTATCAACACATCGATTACAATGTTTTGCATTACACTTCCCTTATTCTCAGAACAGAAGGTAACTTGAAATCAACATGCATTATTTCTTTTTAGGCAATTTATTAAAGCACTGGTTGTATGCTTCCACGTATTGCACCAAACTTTTTTCCATTCGAGCATTTTTCAAATAAGATCTATCTGCGATCTGCCAAATAACCAGCACCGAAACAAGTAAAGCAGCCAAAGCCACTAGATCGTTCTTCCATTTTGCCAACATATAACCTCCTTTGGTTATTCGCTCATCAGATTCGTTTTAAGCTGTGAATCTGCTTCCAGCATTTGCTCCATACGCTCTAAAGCAATTCCTCGTTTACGTGCCTTTTCATCATCTTCTACTTGTTTCTTTATAGTGTCCACAAGAACATCCAGTTCGGCCTCAGTAAGATTACTTGCATCAACAACAAGATCATCCTTCAACTTCTCACGGGCAGTCTGAGCATATGCAGGAAAAGCTAAAAACAACACAACAAGAAAAGCTAAAATTCGCATGATTATTCTACCTCCAATCTAATATTACTCCAATTTGGGTCCATGTTCAACTATGGAGATGATACCCCACTTCCTACCCCTAAAAGGGCACCACTGCTAGGTCGTCCTCCAACTGCCGCAAGTTGAACTTCATTATATTTAATCGTACCTCCATCATCATAGACAAAAGCTAGACGTGTGAAACTGGCACGGTCATACACATTGGCCGAGATCGCGTTTATGGTCACGTTATCAAGTTCCTCTACGTCCGTCCCCCATCCGCCGTCGTCGGTGTTTAGGTCGTGGAAAAGATCAAAAGAAAGACCTTCCGCATAAAGTACATGTACGGTTTTATTATCTACTGCCGCCGTAAGAATAACGGTATTGTTGACAATCCTGGCGACAGTAGCCGAAACTGTCTCTTCCGTATCTGGAATGCCATCGTCCTCGATTATAACTGATGTAATGGGAATTGCGTTGATTCTATAAATAACGGTGATGCGTTCTACGCCGGCAGCATCATAAAACGTTGGACGAGTAACTGATCGAATTGAAGTGTTATCGGATAATGAATCACTGACGATTTCAACAGACGACAATGAATTGCTAGAATTTAGGCTTTTATGTAAAATGTCAGCGTTCGTTGCGTCGTCCCAAACAATGTGCATCAAGTCCGATTCCCCCCTCACCATTTCTGGCCCCTCGTAATTTACCGCTCCTGCATCATCCACAGCTATATCAACGGTCCAGGTGCCCCCTTCCCTACGAGCATAATCAACCCGGTTCTTAGCACCCATCGCGTTGTCTTCGTCTCCTGCGTAAACAACGATAACGTCACCGTCAGAACGGACGGAAATATCTACAGTTTTATCTGCTTCATTATTATCGCTAATAGAACTAGTTATGGCTTCATTACTAATAGTGAAAGAATCTGATGACATACTAAAGACGTGATATTCTAGAGTAATCTCTCCAGCATTATCCGTTACAATGTGAAGGTTGTCATCCTCTTGATGAACAGCCATTACTTGAACAGCATTAGCACCACCAACATCTAAAGTAGCCTGCTGACTCCAAGAATCTGTAGGATCTGTAGCTTTAAAAATATCCACATTGCCTGTATCGGTACTGTCCAAAAAAACAGCATAGAAATTACCACCGCTACTCAAGAATGGACCCAGGCGACCATTAGCGTTGTTTGTAGGAAATACTACCCCACTTATAGTTACAGGCAATGCCGCTATTACTAGTGGTGGAGATGGTATAACCAAATTAAGGCAAACCACCAGTGCTATAAATGTGGAATGAATAATTTTACGAAGTTGCGTGTGATACATAAAATTAAAACTGAGCAAAAGAAATATCTATTCCCAATGTTGCTGCCCCCGAACTTGTCACACACAGGGCATCTCCAGGAACAATACTCTTTATAATTATACCTTCACCGGACCCTCTGGCAATACCAACAGTATCGGTGGCGGCTGTCAGTGGAATATTCGAACTTAGATTTGTTTGACCTGTGACACAATCCGCTCCTGTGCCAGAGACGAATTTAACATTTGTCGCTGTAACACCATCGCTAACTATAGAAAAACTACACATAAATATTTTCGTAGATCCTGATAGAGCGACAATCTCTGTGGTTGTCGCCGTGGTCATATCCAAGGAAGCATTGGCAGTACACCTGATTGCAGGACCAGTATATGTGGTTGCTAAGACAAATGAAGAAATAGCAAGAATAAAAATACTTATAAATAAACCTATAGTTTTAAACATTAACTTCTCCTATTTTCTTTCTAAGATTATATCAAAGCCAGCAGACACATCCATGTTATCGGCATCGCCAACCGCATTAACTTTCAAAATACCTGGTCCTTCAATTTTCTTAAAAGGCCTGAACAAATGTTGTACGTCGGTTGTTCCATCTCCACCAATACCGAAACTGTGTTGATTCAAGAAATTTGTTAATTCTACGTCTGGTTCTGGATTTTCAAGTAAAGTGATTTTAATTTCTTTACCTGTTGCGACTGATTGTACGGATGCAAAAAATGAAGTTAGATAACAATTGAATTTGGATGATACAGCAAAAATAGCCATCTGACTCTGTCCTACGGTTGGTTGAATCTGTGCTGTCACTGTCGCATCTGTATCTGCTGTAGCGGTTATAGTGCCAACATTGGGACTCGTTGCACCTTTGGTTAAAACTGTCAACCGATAAATAATGACATAGCTGTTGATCGTAGGAACATTTGTAGTTCCATTCAATATAATATCTTCAGTGGTTTCTCCATCAGCATCCCAATCGGTCAACCCAAAAATCCTGAGTGTTCTTGCCCCAACACCAACAGGGCTACCATCATCACTGACACTGGTGGAAACTATTTGATGTATTCGTGCTGTTGTGGGAGCTACCCAAATGTCTTGATCGTCAGTCGCATTAGCCCTATCCCATATATCGGTTGAAATAGCAGTATCAACATTTGTGCTACGTCCGAACTTATTGACAGACAATCCTAACTTAGCCATCTCCATCCAGAAATCAAGTCGTTTTCCAGATGTATATTCAGTAGCTAGAACAGAAGGCACTACTAGTAGTAATGCCAATCCAATTGCTAAAAGTGATTTCCTAAACATTATGAATCCCTACGAAACAAGACGCTCAACTCAAGTTGTTCATCATCTCCAGCCACATCGTTAAATGAAACCTCTCCTGCGGCTAAAAAGAAAGCTGCGAATAGAGTACCAGTGTTATATACTTCTGTTGTTGCTTGACAATTACTAGCTCCATTAGCATCGAATTGATAATCTGTACTCAAAAGACTAAAGTGTGCTAAGACCGTAATTCGCTCAACAGCAGTGATATCAGTATCTCCTGCTGTAGTCGCTGGATCAGCATTGAATAGAAGTAAAGTGCCAGATGGCGTTCGAACAGCACCAGTTCCATCTTCAGTCGTAAACAGACAAATATTTAATATCTCGCCAGTCCCAGATAGTGTGGTAGCTACACTAGCACCATACTCGCTGGCATCAACTTGTTCATTAATCCCTATCAACTCAGTTATTGCTAGTTCGGAGATGGGATTATGCGGCACTTGATACGCAGCACCAAAGTTATTAACCCTTGCATATGTGAAGTCTCCGTCAGCATCAACTCCGGCTCCTGCCTCCAATAAGTCGTCTCTTTGTCTAAGAGACAGAATACCTGCATCGCTGTCGGCAGAAGGAAGGTCTTCTCGATTTGTGGCTCTAAAGGTGCTTGTTATGGTTCCCTCAAATATCGGAACAGCAAGATTGGCACCCGATCTAGCAAGAGCAGGAAAAGTATAATCACCATCTGATGCCTTGATTGATGTGGTTATATTAACAACCCCTAATGCTCCCATACCTGCGTCAGTTGTTGTAGCTGCACCATCTTCAAGTTTTGCGGGATTTCCAGCCGTAGCAGTTCCACGTAGTTCTGCCAAAAATAAAGCGGAAAAAGCCGATCTTACCGACAAACTTCCATCACTAAATGTCATTATAGGACAATTATCACCATCAGTACCGCAAAGCACTCCTTGTAAATCATTTCTTACTCCGGATATGGGAAACACCTCGGCTCCACTTACATTAGGATCATCTTCAACTACAAGTGCGCCAGCCAAAGATGCAAGACTGGTATTGCCTGTAGTCTGCAAGGCTGATGTAGCAGCACCAGCAGGAAGAGGCAAAGACGCAGCACTTATCGCAAAAGTATCTCCACCTGTAAAGATTTCTGTTTTAAGGAATCCTCGACTATCACTAAAGAGAAAAGCGTTGTCTCCATCTGTATCAGCAGAACTTGAACCATCGACATCTTGCCTGACTGTCAAAGGATAACTACCAAGTGAAAGATCAATAGCAGGACTATCTTCTGCAAAGCTCGGAAAAGCACCACCTAGAACATCTACCTGCAAATGCCCATCTGTATCCACCAAGATATTTGTGATATCCGTTCCATCATCTCCACCAATCAAGATAGGCTTGGGAAGAACAGCAGCACCTTCAGCCGTTGTCCCTTCTACGGGAGTAACCGCTGGTGCGCCTCCACGGAATATCCTAGTTTGTCCAAGAGCAATGGAACTTTGACTTCCAAGCAAAAAGAACATTGAAAGAATTGCTAAAAACTTTTTCATTTCTATCCCCTTCATAAAGACTTATACCATCAGATATGTCATTTTAACTGTAGCGTCAGATCCACCAGACCTGATGAATCTTAGTCTTGATACGTCTTCTACTTCTACAATTGTACCAACAGGAGCCAAATGATCCAAAGAGTCCGGTGTTGCGGTTTTACTATCCAAACGATAGAAGATGCCATTCGATAAAACTTCCATGATTCCTGCTATTCGAATCCTATCAGAAAATCCTCCTGGACGGAAAACGGATGCAGTAGGACCGGATGCAACTGCTCCCACAGTTAAAGTTTCTTCGTCAAACGCAGTTCCTTTTGCCATTATTTAACTCCTTTTACCAAGTGGCACGATTATTGCTCTTATCTTATATATAATACTATTATATTATATTCTTCTTTTGTCTTCGGATATAATAGAATAATATTATAATAATAATAGTCCCGATTATATCATTCATTTTAATAAGGAAGTAACAAACCAAAGAACTCTTTATTCCTCAATTCGTACATGGCTTCTTTTAGTTCAATTTGTGTGAACGCAAGAGATTGCTGAACATCCTGTAAACTCCACCATCTTTTCTCATCATGGTAAAAGGAACATACTTGCAGCAATCGACCAAACAACAGTTTTGCTTGAGGAGATATATCTGATTGTAGGACCAACCAGCAAGGAATAGATACATCACATTGTAGGACGTACTGTGGAGACATATTTACCCATTCTCTCACTTACAGTATATCATTATGTAACTGGCTTGTCAAGGGGTTACTGGTTTTTAACTTTAAGTGTTTGATTCCGTTCACGTAATCTTATGTCAGATGGACGTTCAAGAGAGTAGGAATATACACCGGATACTTTAATTGAGGAGACTGAAAGAACTTTATAAATGGGAAGAGGACAGGATTTATCTGGACATGTTAAAGGAATATCAAACACATGCCGTACAAGATGTTCTGTTATACCATGTATTTGACACTCATATTCGTAAAGAGGCATCTTCTATCTCCTTTTGCGTTATATAGATCAGTGCTGCATCCAATTCTTTCTCAGTGAGTAAATCTATCCATGCATTTCCAGCACAATCATAACATAGATATACAAAGGAACGTCGTTTTTTACCACATTGATTACATTTATTCGTTCTTTTACGCATTATTCCTTTAGTAGTGGTTCTGGTATTTCAATTATCTTTTTGAGAAGGTATTCAGGTACATAGCCCAAGATATCAGGTTTTCTCGAAGTCCACATACCAGAAAAAGTACCTGGGGTTTCGAGATGAACACCAACCCATACATCTACCCATTCACCACTAACATATTGTATTCGTTGTGGTTTGTCAGATATGATAATACCAAGCTGGTTTTTACCACATCGAGCTATT